AATAGACTGCATACTTTCAAGATGCTATTTGACATAATATAAATTGGTTGTGACGTCTGCGTGAAAGCAGGGCTGTAGGTACGGGCTTCTGCTTTTTCCGGTGTCAAAAATAAAGTGACAACCATCGTTAGTGCTGCGAGCATCGCCAGGAATCCTGCGCGTGCAAAACCCATCTGTAATTTGAAGCTTTGTGACGTCTTAATTTGTTCTTGCTGCGCCAAAGTCTCCACTACCGTTTCCACTCCCACTCCGGCGTCTCTAGCGATCCTTATCACTGTGCTGTAGTTCGGAAGGCCCACGCCTTTTACCCATCTATCTAGGTTTTGCTGTTTTACGCCCCATGCTTTCGCCGCTGCGTTTACAGAGCGGCCATTTAGCGCCTTCACTATCAGTTCGTCGTAGGTCATAGTTATTTCCAATAAACAACATACACAATTCTGTGTAGAATCAAGACATACACATTTATATGTAAGTGCTACACGTAAATGAGTGAGTAAACGATATCACACCGTTTTGTGTAGGTATACGAATTTACGTGACTTGTAACGCTAATTTTTGAGGTCTTGATGTCTGAATTCCAATTGCCGCTGGTGTTGAATGCCGCAGAAATTCGCGTGCTGAAGTCGGCATTGTTGGTCGAGATAGCCGCGCTTGAGTTCCGCGTGCGTGAAGATCATCGGCCTGATGTGTGGCTGCCTGCGTTGTCGGCGGCTCGTCGTGTGTTTAGCGCCTTGTGCGACCGTGGCAATAAGGCGTTGCTCGATCTTTGATTTTTAACGGCGGGGGAGTGGCATGGGGGATTTACAGGATGGCGTGAATGTAGCGCTGGCGGCGATTGTGGTGGCCGGTGGGTTGATTGTCGGTGTTGACGTGGCTCGTGCTGCTATCGGCTGGCTCCGGTCGGTGATTGATCCGTATGACCCGAACAACCCGTACCACAACGGCAAGCGTGGTGACTACGGCGATTAATAAGTGTGACTTGTAACGCTAATTCTTCTTCGCTCTAGAGGGCGATTTTAAAAAGGGTATGACCATGAAATCGAAAATCGAAATTATCCATGTAGTGCAAGTTGCCGGTACTTCGCGCAAGACGGGCAACGACTACGACATTCGCAACGCTCAGTGCGTCGTGCGTGATGCCGATCCAGCGACCGGCGAGGTTAAACCAAAGATCGGCGTTCTGTCGCTGCCAGCGCGCTACAAGGATTTGCCAAAGGGGGTCTACATGGTTGAGTTTGAGGCGACGGTGGGCCAAAACAGCCGTGTGGTTTCTGAAGTGGCGGACGTGAAGCAATTTGATCCTGCTGCACCTGCTGTCCCGGCGCGCAATGTGACGGTTGAAATCCTGAGCGTGACGCCTCGTGCGGGCTTCTCGAAAAAGTCGCTGAAAGACTACGACATGCTGTTTGCAGACTGCATCGTCCATAAGGTTGATCGGGAGACTGGCGAGGTGTCGCAATTGGTTGGTGAATTGCTGGTGCCGGATCGCTTCAAGGATATCAAGCCAGGACTGTATGAAGTCGAGTTTGAGATTTCGATTGCACAAGATAAGCGAATCGGTGGCCGTGTTGCGGATATGAAATCTAAGGCTGCTGCTACCGCTGCGCCTGCTTCGTCGCCGGCTCCTGCTAAGGCTGCTGCGCCGGTTCCTGCTGCTACGGCTCCGGCCGTAACTGCCGCTGCTAAAGCGTAGTCATGCCAACGTGCTTGAAAGCTACCTATGTCGGTACCCAGTCTGGTGGGCCAGCTGTGTTCTATAACTCGGCTGGTACGGCCTACACGATTCCTTACACGCTGGCTCAGGTAGTTGTTCAAGACAATGTAACCAGTATTGATAACTGCGGTCTATTGGCGCTCAGTAGTGCTGAATATGCCGCGCTGAAGGTTAGTTCCGGGCAATCCGGTTCTAGTGGGGGCGGTGCTTGCGCCAATCCCTTTTCGATGTCTGCGGAAGATGGTGGGCTGCTGTCGGCGGCCATTGTTGGCTGTTGGGCTGCTGCTTACTTCGTTCGTAGCGTTATTAACGTTGTAAAAAATGGGGTTGAATCATGAAAAGCAAACTGAAATATCTGGCCGCTCTGGCCCTGTCCGCTGGTTTCGGCGTCGCTCAAGCTGCTGGTGGTATCGACATCTCCGCTGATACTGCGCAAGCGAAAACCGACATCGCTACCGCTGGTGGCCTGATCATCGGCGTGGTGGTGGCGGTTGCTGCCATCTCGTGGATTCGTCGCGTGATCCGCTAATCGCGGGTAGTGCGTCGATGCGAGGGGCTTTGCGGCCCCTCTTTTTATTTGTAGCGTAGGAGGTCGTATGGCTGGTGTTGCGGTGATGCTTGCGGTGCTTGGCGCGTTTTGGATTCTGCTAAATCATCGTGATTGAGGTGCGAAATGCGTAAACTATTTATACCGTTTCTAACTTTGTGGATGATTTGTTTGGCGATAGATGCTGTTGCGGCTTCTTACTCTCCCACTCTTACTCAGTATAGATATTCTAGTTCTTTGGCCTGGACTGCTAATGTTGGTACGGCTTGCAGTGATTTTGCTGGTTTGATGTCGAATACGAGTACGCTGTACTCGGTAAAGACTGCTCCTGTAGCACCTAATTTTAGGTGCGTTGTTACGGGTAATTATCGCAATGGTGCGGGTAATGTTGGTGATACTGCTGCCGATCCTGCTACGCGTCTCGTGTGCAATAACGGTAGCCTGCCTGTTAATGGGCTGTGTACTGATGGTGAGGAACAGAAGAAGTGCACTACTGCCGCTGGTAAGGCTGTCACGTGGCGGCAGTTTGACGGTCACTCTGCTAGTGCTAGCGCCAAGGTGCCGGACGTTGATGTTCCCTATCCGACTACATCGGCGTCTTGCGCGATTAGCACTGTGCCTGAAGTGGTGAGCTGCTATACCGTCCCTGCGTCGGATGGGGGCAAAGATTTTTATTGTAACTACACCGCTACGTCAACTGGTGATGACTCTCCTAAAGATGCGCCAGGCGATGCGGGTGTTATTACGACGCCTGAAAATGCAACGCCGGGGACGACTACTGTTCCTGCCTCTCAGACTGGGGGCAAGTGTCCGGGTGGCACGGTGCAGGCTGGCGCGGATTCTAGCGGTATCCCGATATGTGTAGGTTCCGGCACAAATCCGACGAATTCAACGTCTACGGGCACAGTTTCAACGCCGCCCACAACGACGACTGCCGCTGATGGGACCAAGACCACTACTAGCACAACGGCTGTGACTAACAGCGATCATTCCGTTACCACTACAACGACGATTACGGTGACGTCGCCTGATGGCACGGTCAAGACAAGTCAGACCAGCACCACTAGCAATACGCCTACCGGCACGCCGGGGAAGGGCGACGACTCGAAAGATTTTTGTAGCGCGAATCCACAGTTGACTATTTGTCAGAATTCTTCTGTAGCAGGAACGTGTGGTCAGACGTCTTGTCAGGGTGATGCGATCCAGTGCGCCACGCTTCGCGCTGCCGCTGCTATGCAATGCGCTCAGCAGCAAGATACGGATGCTTTGAAGGCGTTACCGGCGAAGGCGTTGGGTGACCAGATTATGGGTGGTAATGATCCGATGGCGGGTCAGATTTCCGATACGTTGAAGGGCACTGACGTTGATATGAGTCGGGTGTCGTTTGATCAATCGGGTTTCCTCGGCGGCGGAACCTGTCTTGCGAATCGTTCGTTTGTTGTGATGGGGCGTGCCGTGCCTGTGGACTTCACTACCGTGTGCAACAACATCGCACCGTTGCGCGCCGTGATGATGGCGGTGGCGTTAATCATGTCCTATCTTATAGTTGGCCGATCTGTAGTCGGGTCGTAAGGAGCCTATATGTTTGCTGCATTTCTTCCTGCTTTGATCGGCGCGCTTGCTGGTGCGATGGCTACCTTTGCTGGCCGTGCGTTGATCGCGCTCGGTATCGGGTTTGTGACGTACAAGGGCATCGATGTTGGTATTGCTGCGCTTAAGCAGTCAGTGATTACAGGTGTGCAAAGTCAGTCTGCGGACATCATTGGGTTGCTCGGATTTCTGTGGGTTGATAAGGCGTTGACGGTAATTTTTTCCGCATTCACCGTCGCGCTTTCTATGAAGGCAATCGGCGGCTCGATTAAAAAGATGGTGAGTAAATGATTTCGCTGATCACTGGTTTGCCGGGTAACGGCAAGACGTTGTTTGCGCTGTGGTGGATCAAGCAAAAAGCAGAGAAGGAACAGCGCGAGGTCTACTACCACAATATCAAAGACCTGACGCTGCCATGGCATCCGTTTGAGGCTGAAAAGTGGATGGAACTGCCCAAGGGTTCCATCATCGTCATGGACGAGTGCCAGTTTGTGTTTGCTAAAAAGCCGAACGGCTCTAAGCTGCCTGAGCACTACGAACAGCTTGCGACGCATCGCCATCATGGCTTTGACATATTCCTGATCACTCAGCATCCGACGCTAATCGATAATTTTGTTCGCCAGTTGGTCGGCCAGCACTATCACGCTGTACGCAAGTTTGGCATGGCGCGCAACACGATTTACGAATGGTCGGCGGCTAATCCCGGTCCTCAAAATCCGTCCTCGCAAAAATCCGCGGTGGCGATGAAATGGCCGTTTCCTAAAGAGGTCTACGGCTATTACAAAAGCGCTGAAGTTCACACGGTGAAGCGTGCTATTCCGATGAAAGTTTTTCTTGCTATCGGTCTGGTTATCGCGGTGTTGGGTGGCGGATATTGGGCGCTGGATCGCTACCAACATCGGAATGAAAAGCCTAAGCCTGATCCCCAGTCGGCCGGCGCTGCTCATGGTGATTCCGTGCCTGTCGCCGGCATTGGTGGTAAGCCATCGCAAGCGGGCGGGCCAGTTGATCAGATGGCTGATGCGAAGCACTACATTGAACAGCAAACGCCACGTGTCGCCGGGCTAGCGTATACGGCGCCAAAGTATGACGAGATTACACAACCGGTGCGTGCGCCGGTCCCTGCTGCGTGTGTGCAGGTCGGCACGCCTCGCAGTGAGAAGGGCGTTACCTGCAAGTGCTATTCGCAACAGGGTACGCCTCTCGATGTGCCGTTCAATATGTGCCTTGGCTTTGCGCGCAATGGGTGGTTCCAAGATTTCAACGCTGAGAAGGATAGCCAGGATTCGATGCGTACTGCGCAATCGGTGAAGGTGATGGAAGGGCACAACACCGTTGATTCTGTGAAGTCTGGATCTCAGGTGATTGTGATGGAAGTTCCTAAGCCTGAACCTCCGCATCAGCCTTTTGTTACCGGCGGTTCGGCAGCGCCAAATTAACGTTACTTGTCACGGAAATTGGGAGGGTTTATGCGATATGCGGATGATCGTCGTCAGCTTGATTTGGTGGCCGGTGCAAACCGTCAGCGCGGTCGACCTGCAACGGGTGTGGCAAAGACGGCTGCTGAGCGTCAGGCCGCACGCCGGGAAAGATTGGCGCAAACGGGGAAGGGCGTGTTGACGGTCGAGGTGTCGCAGGAAGTGCTTGAGGCCCTTGATAAGTTCGTCCAGTTCAAGGATGAGAACAAGGGCAGTGTGGTTGATCGCATTTTGAAGGGCACGTTGTTGCGCAAGCGTTAGTCCTCAGTAAAAGCACAAGCGGCCCGAAGGGCAAAATCTTTGGGGGTCGTTCGGAGTCGGCGGTTGCTGTTGTAGTAGTTGTGATTGGGGCCTGTTCGTATCGGAGCGAGGAGCGACTAGGTTCCAAAGTTTTAGCGGGTAGTCCGTCGGCTGTTTTAGCGCCCTTCTGCGGCACGTCGGCAACCGGCCCCACCTCTGATGACCGCTTTTTGTCGTTTGATGCGCGTGGGCGTTTCTAGTTGGTTTGTGCTGCATGTGGCGCGAGTAGCCGTGAAGGGCGCTTGCGACCTGCGCGGCGCGAAGCGCCGCTAAACTTGTATTGAGAACACTTAAGAACATAGACACCTAAAAACACATAGGCGTCATAGGGAAGTAAGGATTTTTGAAGCACAAAAGAAAAGGCCCCGATCAGCTGCTAACTGACCGAGGCCCTTGATAAACCTGCCGTTACAGGAATACCAATGAACGAATTAGATTATGAAACTGCTTTAGCGTCAATCGATTTCGCGCCCGCCGTACGTGATGAGGACGCGAAAACGCCGGAATGGTGGGAGGCTGAGCGTGTCAAGGGTGCTTGGCAAGACACATACACCGCCCGCAAGCGTGTTTATCCAGATGGCCAGTGCGTTGTGACCGTCACCAAGGATAAATCGTTTGTGGGCCCTGCGATAACTCGTCCACGTGCAAAGCGTGGTGAGTCGGAGAATCGTGAAGCAAGCGAAGAGATTTCAGCACGTCGCGCTAAGCAGAAAGTTCGTGACTGCTGCAAGGCTATTTCGGCTGACCGCATGGTGACGCTGACATATAGGGAAAATATGCTGGACCGGGATAGGGCGGCGAAAGACTTTAAGGCGTTCTGCCGTCGCCTGGGCAAAGTGCAGAAGTTCCACTATGTGGCGGTGATTGAAGAGCAAGAGCGTGGTGCGCTCCACTTCCATATTGCCGTGCGCGGTCGCCAGTGCTACGCCTTGCTGCGCTCGATCTGGCAACGTGTGGTGGGCCTTGGCGCTGATGGTCAGCAAATGGGGCAAGCCAATGTGCGTGATCCGCATGCGTTCGGTTTTGGTGTGAAGGGTGCGCACCGACTGGCCAGCTATATCGCTAAATATTGCGGCAAGGTGATGGACTGTCGCGAACTGAATCAAAAGCGCTATTTCCGGTCGAGAGGCATTGTTCTGCCTGAGATGCAGTATTGGCGTCTGCCGAACTGCACGTGCATGCTCGATGCCGTCCATGCTGCATTTCGGATGATCGAGGGGCACGCTATGGAAAACTTGGACACGTGGTGTAACAACGCGCTCGGTGTCGTGTACTTGGCTACCGCGCCGGGAGTGCCGATTGAGTCACATTGTCCTTTTTAGAATTTTTCCTATGGACTATTTTTTCTCGCGCCGCTATCCTATTTAAAACAGGAGAAATGCATGACGCCAGCGATGATATCCGATTTAGCAAGACAGATAGCTCAACAACAGTTACATGAGGGGTATCTCTATTATTTAATTTTGTTGGCATTACTCTTCGTAGGCGCTTTTTTCGGAAGTTATATTCAAGGCTTTGCAAGCGATAAAGGCAAGGCTAAGTCTATGCAAAGTAATTTTGATATGTTATCTGAGCAATTGAAAAAAACAACATCATTAACTACAGAGATACAGATTGCGCTGAATCACGATGATTGGAGTTCAAAGGAATATAAGGTCTTAAGGAGAAACAAGCTTGAAATTTTGACTTTTGCGCTATATGAGACTCGTGACTGGGCATCTACCCAGATTACTGTGGGTGGAGCTAATGCAATTATTCAGGCTGAGAGTAGTCCGGTTAATAAGGTCTACGTTACGTCGAAACTCTATTTTCCTGAATTAAATGCGGTGAATTTGAAGTTTCATAAAGTTCATCAGAAATTTATTGTGGAATTTCTAAATGCACAAAATTTATATTCTAAAACGAAATTAGTTCATGACCAATTGAGTATGCGTATGGATGCGTATTTGGAAATGAAAAATGCCGAAAAGGTACAGGAAACTGAACCGCAGCTTGACGCTGCTAGGGCGGAATTGCGGAATGCTTATAGTGAATTTTCGAAGTCCGTAATACCTGTTTATCATGAACTCCAGGATTCGTTACTGAACTACGAAACGATGATTCAAGATTTGATGTTGCGCACGATTTCGCCAATAACGCGAATTTAACGGTGGGCAGTAAAAGAAGCAAGATATTGTTTGCGAGCGAAAGTTTGCGAACGATACGTGAATAATGGGGTGGTATATGGCGTACGTGATTGCTACTACTGAAACCCAGGTTCGTTGGTATAGGTTTCTGGGTTGGGATTCGAGTTACTGTGTTGTGCCGTTGAGGTATGAGACGTTTGGGCCTTTGGAACTGCATGAGACTTTGGATTTAGGTCTGATTCGTCCTTTTGACAGTAAAGAGGATGCTAAGTTGTTCGCGCTAGCTGCTGGTCTTCGTACTTGGCGGTATGTGAAGATTTGAGTCGTATGCATGCTTTTCGCGTTTCGGTTATATTTCCTTGATGCAACTAGAACTTTTTCCGTTTGACCGCTTAAGTGAAGCGGAATTGGCCGTGACGTTTCGTGTAATCCGCAATTGCTACTGGCATATCCGAAATGCACGTAACGGGCCGATAGGGGATGCTCGTCGCAGAAAGCAATACAGGCTGGTCGAATGTCAAAAAAAACGCCTGTTGTTAGCAGGCGTCTCTAAGCGTGAAATTCTTGATTTGTTAGCTTGTTGCCGGGGCAAGTGTAGTAGGAGCAAAAGACCGTTTAAGCCATGCCGATATTGTCCGGAATAGACTGCATACTTTCAAGATGCTATTTGACATAATATAAATTATGCGAAGTTATGCGGATTCCTTACCAATGCCGGCGGAAGCAAGAATCTCATCATGCCGCTCGTTGTCGGTCTTGTGAAGATACGCTGCCGTGGTGGCGATGCTCGCGTGGCCAGCGGTCTCCTGCAACGTTTTCAGCTGCACGCCGTTGTTGGCGTGGTTGGTTAGCATGCTGTGCCGCAGCCAGTGCGCGGATGCTTGCCGAAATGTCGCGGCCATGTCGGCGTCGCCCAATCGATCGGCTGCGGCCGCCGACGCGGCAAAGATGGACTTCAACGCATCGGATGCGGCTTCGTCCGTGATGCGCACCAGTAATTGTCCACGGCTCGACAATACCAGCGGCGTGGCGTCGCTGCGCGCAGTTTGCGGCAGCAAGTCGAATGCGGCGCGGTATTGGCGGAATGCGGCCAACATTTCCGGCGGTACCGGCAAGCGGCGCGGTTTGTTGCCTTTGCCGAGCACGTCCAGCCACCAGCGGCCGTTGCCTTCGGTATAGAACGCGCCCATGTTGGCGCCAACGATTTCGCTCAGCCGCGCACCGGTGTGGATGTAGGCCGTCAACAGGAAACGGTCGCGTTCGCGCCGGCGGATGGACGCTGGCGTCGATGCTGCGCGCGTGGCAACGACTGTGAGCGCCAATTCCAGTGCGTCCGGCGTCAGGTAGCGCGTGATGCGGCTGGCACTGGTGGTCTTGACGTGCTTGACCAGTGCAGCCGGATCGCGCCGCA